ACCGACCAAATCCCCGCCGCGCCAGATCCTTGTCGTTCGGTGGATTATGCACGGCGGGGATTTGGTCGGTTCTTCGCGCCCTCGCAGTGACGGTGCATCCAGTCGTCGCACTCTCGGCAGCGGATGTCCGGTGTCATCGGCGTTCCATGAGTGCATCGGCCGGCCTCATAGCGGTTCATCCATGCTTCCCGCAGTTCGGCAGACGGCAGGCCACGCGATCCACTGTGATAACCACCGCAGACGCGGCAGTTGTCCATGGCCGGAGCGTCAGAATTGCACTCAGGACACACGGAGCGGCGCACCTTGAACCACCGAACAAGTCGGCGCATCCAACCGTGCTTTATCTTTTGCATTGGCGATTTCATAGGCTTTTCAGTGACCATCGGTGGATGGCCTTGTTTCGTTCTCAGAAAATAAATGGGGAAAATCAAAAATAAAAATTGACAAACCTAAGCGATTTGGTAAATTGCACTCGTCAGCGGGCAATGAGCCCCACATCAACCAAAACGAACCATGAAAAAACAAATCAAGGAAGCGATCAAGGAAGCCGGATTCACCAAGGGAACTCCCGTTCCGGCAAAGTTTTTCTATCGGCTGTCGCAAGAGATTGCCGGAGAAGATCCCGAACCGATCAATAAGTTCTGGGGCTACGTCAGCCAGCTCGCGACTCGCGACAGTTTCGCGCAAGATTGCAACTGGGTCATTAAATAATCTGCCGCCATGAAAACCACAGAAATCAGCCAAGCCGCAGCCGCCATGGGGCGCAAGGGAGGGTCCGCAAAGAGCGAAGCCAAGACCGCCGCAGTCCGCGCCAACGGAGCCAAGGGCGGCCGGCCTAAGAGCCCGTTCGACTCTACGTTCCACCGAGACGGTAGCGTTACCGTTTGGGACGTTCATAACCAGGGATGGATTCGCACGTCGCATCCTTCCGATTCCCTCCTCGCCACTCTGAGCGGCGAGGAGCGCGCCAAGGTCATTGCCCATACAGCCTAAAAAGACTGAGAACAAGACGCCGCACACCAATCCCGCCCGCCGCCCTGTCGGTGTGGCGGGATTTTTCGTTAGGACTTTAGGTGTCGCGGTCATCGGTGTCGGCGGGATGGGTGGGCTAGGCGTTCTCTGAAAACATAGCGGCGATACCCTGGAGCCAAGTCAGCGCGACTTGCGGGACCAAGGAATTGCCAACGGCGGTCAATTGGTCTTTAGCCACTGATCCGGGTAGCCCATCAACCACAGGGCGAATGCCGGATTGATGATACCACTTTTCGGAGGTGATTTCTCTCTCGCGTAGATTTTGCGGGGCAGGGTGTCTTCGCGCTTCCGCTCTCCCTGAGCTTTGGCCATTCCTGGCGTGTCCTTCCAGTCGCGGGCGATTGGCGTGGGAAGCCAGAATCCAGAGTCTTTCGCGTCGATGGCCTGCACCAAGCGCGGAAGCGGATACAACATCCCATTGCACATCATACCCGAGGTCGGCAAAGGCTCCGAGGATTCCTCTGAACGCGCTTCCTCCTTCCAGAGAGATGATCGCCCGTGGATTTTCCAGGATTGCGTATCGGGGTTCCAACTCGCGAATGATTCTGAGGGTATCCGGCCACATCCATCTTTCGTCAGAAGTTCCACGCCTTTTCCCGACAAGGCTTGCAGGCTGGCACGGCACGCCTCCCGCAATAACATCAGGCCAGCCATACGTGTCCGTGAACTCATCGGTTCCGATACACTCGCATTCTCCAAACTCGGCTTGGCATCGGAGACACCACACAAGTTCATCATCATCTGGGCAGGGTTCGCAGTCATAGATTCTTCGGCAGATTTTGGTTACGTCTTTGAGGTTTGGGATTTCAGGCCAGCATGCCGCCAGCACTTTCGATGGATATGCAGCCACTTCCGCGAACGCCATTGTTCTCCCTCCCGCCCACTCGGTAGCGAGCGCGAAGCCGCCAATGCCGCTGAACAAATCGAAGACAGAGAACAAGGCATCGCTGCCAACCATGCCAGCGGCATTGTCAGGGGCGAGTTCAAGCTGTGGGGACGCTGGCATGGTGGCAGGATTTAGGCGTTCTGCCTATCAAATCGAGCAAGCCACAGACCAGCATCGGCTCTAGCTTGTTGGCTGGCTCCGGTGACGGTTTTAGGCGCAGAGATGGATGCCTTGTCCGCATATTTTAGCAGGCGGCGGATGATGTGTGATGCGGCCATGCTCGGAGGTTCAGACATTGGAACTACCTCGAAGATGAATCGCTTGCCGCCAAGATGATCCAGGCGGAATGACCGCACGCCACCAACGGCCATTTTTTGCGCCAGTAATGCCGAATGCTTCGCCCACCATTCCTCGGCAGAACAAGTCATCGCTGCCGACTGGCTACTGTCTTTTGTTTCACTTTCCATTTTCGTTTCGGTTGCTGCCAGCGGCAGGATATTGGACGTTCAGCGGAGAATTGGCGGGCGACCCGTGTCGAATGATTGCGGGCCAAGGAAGCGGTAGCAGTCCACGATCAGGCTGATGCACTCACGGTATCTCTGGTATGGCGGCAGATCAGGGAAGACAGTTTTCTTGGACTTCCACAGCGGTATTGCGTAGCGCTTGATGTCTTGCGCGTGGGCGACGATCTCTTCGGTGGTCATTTGTGGCATGGCGGTGTTGGTTGGTAGTTCAATTTACTTGAAGGAGTATTGGTCGTGAGCGGGAGCGTCTGGCCTCCCCGCGATACGATGTTTCAAAATACGGAGAAACTTATTGCGGATGCCTATAAGACGATCCAAGAAGCTAAAGACCGCGAAGAAGACAACCACAAATCCCTTGTCGAACAGTATGCGCAGGCGTCTGGACTCCCAGTGATTGAGTGAGCTAGTTTTGTCGCCGCTGAATGCTCTAGCGAACCGGATCAGCATCACCATGCGGTCGAACTCGTCATCACTTTCGATTGATGTGAGCCATGTCATCGCTTGGTTGTGCTGGTGCTTGTCGTCGCGCCAGATCAGTTCGTCCTTATGGAAGTTCACGCCTTACCTCCTTCCCCTAGAATGGAAGAGGGAGAACAAGGCGTGGCATGCGACCCGCAAAAGCTTCCTTGTCGCGTTTCAGTCTCCGGGCTTGGCGAGGGCGCATGCACTTTAGCGTTCTCTGACCACGCCGCGAGTCGCGCCGCCATCCCCGAAAACTTGCTTTCTAGACCGGATAGAATTTCCAGCGCGTCGGATGCGCACATGCGCCCGCCGTCCGGGTTTTCCGCTTCGGTGTCATAGACAGCCTCGCGCAACAGGCCCATGGCCTGGCCGATGTCCTCGATGGTTTCCGCCAGATCCTCGCGCACTTCGCTGGGTATTGCGCTCTGGCAAACGGGTGCCGTGTAAAACTGTTGTGTCTCATTCTTTCCCATGGTCTTTGTTTTCTATCGGTTCATATGTTGATTTTCCTCAACCACATGGCGATGCGGTCGAAGATGTTTCCTGTCTGCTCCTGCCTGCCATCCGGACGGCAGCCTGAAAGGGTGTCTTGGATGCTGCGCATTTGCGCCAGGTGAGCTTGCTCCAACTCAGCGTTGGCGGGCACTCCGTGCCGCCAATTGGCCTGGCGCTCCCGTGCGAGACGCTTGGAGTGCTCCAAGAGTTCGAGTGTTTGCTTGTCGATGGTGTTAGTCATTGCGGTTGGGTAGGTATGCTTGCCTGTATGGTTGTTCGGCTGCCGGGAGGCCATCCTCGAAGCGCACTTGCTGCGCAATCCAGGTCAGCGCAACCTTGCCAGTGTTGCCGCCGCGGTTCTTGGCTATGATGAGGTTGGCTACTCCCGCACTGGTTTCCCGCGCCTCGTCATCCTCGGCGAAGTATTCCGGTCTGTGCAGCAATGCCACTATATCGGCGTCCTGCTCTGTCGATCCTGATTCGCGCAAATCTGACATCCGGGGCATCCCTCGGGTTTCGCCTTTGCCTGGACGTTTTTCGCTCTCGCGGTTGAGTTGGGCCACCACGATCACGGGCACCATCAACTCCTTGGCCAGTGCTTTCAGACCGGCCGATATTTCGCTGATTTCCCGTTCGCGGGATCCGCTGGCTTGGCGCGAGTTGCTGCGCAAAAGTTGCAGATAGTCCACGGCTATCAAGCCCGCGCGGCCTTCGCGATGGAGCCGGCGCGCCTTGGCACGCAGTTCGGAAATGGTGATGGCGGATGTCTCGTCGATTACCAGTTTGGCGGCACTGATGGCCATGGCTGCCCGCTGGATGCTCATGAGTTCGCCCCTGTCCGGCTTCTCGCCGCGCATGAGCTTTTGGGCGTGGAACCTGGCGCGGGAGTAGCACAGACGGCTGCCAAGTTGATGGGTGGTCATCTCGCACGAGAACACCACGGATGGCACGTCGAGTTCTATGCAGACGTGTTCGACAATGTTCATCATCAGGGCGGTCTTGCCCATCGACGGACGCGCCGCGATGACAAACATTTCCCCGGGCTTGAGACCGTTGCTCATGCGGTCCAGTTCCGCAAATCCGGTGGCCATGCCACGAGCGCTGGCCTTGCCCGCGCATAGGTCATCGCATTCCGCCAACACGCTGGCCATGGCATCCTTGCCGGTGGACATCCCGGCTGATGGGCGGTCGGTCTCGCGGATCGCCAGCAGCTTGGTTTCCACCTCGGACAGCAACTCCAGGGCGTCTTCCGGGGTCGCATACACGTCATCGATCGCCGTGTGGCTCACCTCCAGCAGTTGGCGCAACACTCGCTTCTCGCGCAGCATGCCCACATGGCTCTCCCAGTAGCCTGGAGACGGCTGGTAGGTCATGATGTCGGCAATGGTGGACGGACCGCCGATGCGGTCCATCTGCCCGTGATCCTGAAGGTGCTGGATAAGGCGCACCGTCTCAATGGTGTTGCATGCCTCAAAGATCGTTAGAAACACGTCGAACAGAATGGCGTTGGACGGCAGGTAAAAATGCTCTCGCGTGATCCTCGCCTCAACCGCCTTTGGAATGAATTCCTCGGGGTATTGCAGCATCACCGACAACACCGCCTTCTCGGGGCCGACCGCATGCGGCAGGCAGCGCGTGACATGGCTGCTGTCGTCAATCGCCGCCGCCTGCTGCAACAACGGGTACCCCGCCTGGGGTGTCTCGGTTTCTGGAAATTCGGCTATCATGCGCTGGTTTTCTTGGGTTGGGGTTCGATTCCTGTTTCGATTTTCTCTTTGCGGCACTTCGCGCGCCACCGGTCGGCATTGCTCAGCACGTCGGAAATCGTCTCCATGAACTTTCCGCGTCCGTCCGGTTGCCAAAACTTGCCCCACTCGGGCGGAATCTCGCACCGCAGGTAGGCCCGCAACAAAACCCAGTCATCCGCCGTGATGTCCGCGAGGCTGTGCGCATTGGCGTGCAGAATTTCCATTTCGGCCCGCGTGAAGTGCGGCCGTTTTTTCCAGCTCGAATACGCGTCGTTGATCCGGTCCTTGAGTTCCTGCATCAGGTCCCGCGTTTGGGTCGGCAGGTCGGGTCCGGTTTCCTCGTCGGGGAATTCTGGAAAAATGATTGGTTCCGGTTGCTGAATTCCTGCAGGGGGTAGGGGGTATACCGAAGTTGAAGATGCATATGCAGAAGAAGGGGTTGGATTTTGGTTGGACGTTTGGTTAACCAAATTTTCAGGATTTTGCTTAACCTTTTGCTTAACCAAATTAGGATTGCCTCCCATCGTGCCTGATGTCCTGCGAACCTCGATCAATCGTTGATCTTTCAACATCCTGCGTGAATAGATAACCCCTCTTTCGTCTCTGGAATACACTGCGTTTTCTTCCAATTCCTGCAACAATTTGGTGCATTTTCTTGGTGCAATTCCGCACATCGACGCGAGAGCTTTTTCTGAAATTTTTCGCGAATTTATTTCAAGAAATCCGTAATTTTCTGACTCGTGCATGATGCAAATCATGTCGATCCAGATGCCGCGAGCCTCAATGGAACAAGCGCGTAGTGATGGGTCTTTTCTCCAGTCGGCAGGGTAGAATTGGAGGGATGGTCGGTTCATTGTGGGCGTAAAAAATCCCTCTACCGAACCGCCCGTGAATCCCGTGGCAATGTCACGGCGGGCGGCTGGGTAGAAGGATGTTTTGGATGCGGATTTCATTGCTTGTGTTCCCGGATTCAGCGGGGTCGCTCACACGACGCCCGCAGATTGGCATGGTTTTTGGGTGCGCGTAAGGGGCGCAGGTTTTTCCCTGCCACCGCCCGCGCCGTTGGCGTCAACCTTCCCGGTAATGGTGGGAAACGTCGCTGGCGGTGGCTCGGCCTGGCCGCACTCGCGGGAGGTCTCGGGAAGTGACGTGGGAGCGCACAGCGCTGCCGTGTAGGTGCCCATGCTCAGGTGCTCGCTGACTTTCGCGGCCTGCTGCACCTCGTTCATGTCCGCGAAGCGCCAGGGCGCGAATCCCGGCTCGATGCCGTGCTGGTTGGGCGGGCTGACGATCTCATGCAGCAGCACCGCCACGGTGGGCTTCAGGTTGCGCTCCTGTCCCGGCACGATGTCGCGCACCGTGTAGATGTGTCCCTTGCGCGGCAGCGCCGGGAATTGGCTGCGGATGTAGGCCGAGGGGAAACGGCCATCCACGCAGACTATTTTGCTGTTGATCTCGAACATGGTGGTCTCAGGTGTCTTCAAATTCCGGGAATTCCGGAGCGGTGTCAGGTTGTAGGAAGGACATCAGGCATGGCAGCGGCTTGCGGCAGCCCTTGGGCACCCGCCACGGCACGATCTGCCCGATGGTGAGGGACTCGTCACGTGACAGGCTGCGGGCCGCTCCGGCCTCGTAGGAGCGCCAGAATGGCATGTCGCCACTCACGGGCACCGCCACGGTCATGCCGGGATCCTTGCCGCGTTGCAGGCAGCGCTCGGCCCAATGGATCAAAATGAAGCAGAGCACCCCGAAGCGGGCCCGCTTCTCGAGGTGCGCATACTGGCGCTTTCTGAAATGGTCGTCGGCCAGTGGGAAGGACGCGCCTTGAACACACTTGGCCTCGATGATGATTTGCCGCCCCCCTTGGAGCACTCCCTCAATATCTGGCAAGCTCGGAACCAAGATGGTTTTCCCGTTGAAGATAACGCCCTGCACGCCATACCGGCTGAGGGTTAATCTCCCGCCCGATTCCTCGCGCTTTGCAGCGTCCAGAATCAGCGTTTCGAATGCTTTTCCTTTGAGTGATGCGGGGACCATGGGGGGCGGCAGAGTGTTCGGGGGTTACTTGCTCTTGCGGCCCCTTCTGGCCGGGGCTTCCGCTTCGGGGAAGTCGATCACCCCTTGGTTCGGATCCTCGCGGCCCTTGTCGGCCAGCACGTTGATGCCGGCCTTGCCCTCGTCGAAGTTGAGCGTCTGCTGGCTGCGCTCTCCGCTGATGTAGCGGGAGACCTCCACCAGCACCAACTCGATGAGATGCACATGGGCGTCCTTGAGTTCCCGCTTGCCGCTCTCACCATCAGCGGGTTCGTCGATGCGCACAAAGGGGGTTGTCATCGTGTGGGGTAATCCTCCGGTCAACTCAATGACCTTGGACATTTTGAAGCAGGCGCTGCGGGTTCCGTGCTTGGTGTGGCTGAGTTGGATCTTGAACACGTTCAGCCCTTCCGCGTAGCTCATGGGCCATCCCATGATGGTGCAGATGACCGGGTTGAGGGCACCGAAGGCGTTGGTGAGTTCCGGTAGCGGAGCCTGCTTGCAGGTGTCGCTCGTCTCCGTCTCGTCGTCCTGGCCGACGTTCATGGTGTGGGTGTAGCTTATGTGTTTTCTGTCGATGATGAGGGATTGGATTCTCATTTGTATGGTTGGTGTTGGTTTGTTTGGTTACGGGAGATAGTTATAGGTGAGCGCCCACACGAATTGATTGGCGTCAAACGATCCTTTGCCATTGATCGAGTCCCACAGTTCCGCGTAGGCACCGGCGGCGTCATTGTAGCCGATGAAGTATTGCACTCCGTAGAATGCGCCATCTATGGCCTTATGGATGCCTTCGGCGAGACAGTCGGCCTCGCTGATGTCCTGCAAGCGCTCCGTCCGCACCTGCGTCAGTTCGCAGAACGTGCGCCAGTGGACTTTCGGCAGGAAGATCGAGGGCCGCAGATGATAGCCCAAGACATTGCGTGCAATTCCCGGCGGAACGTCATGGCCGCCAAGCTCCGCGTCATACAACACCGGATGGCCCGCGTCGGTTTCATCCACCCAGCGCCACTTGGACTTGTCCTTGGCTGCGGCGTCTCCGTGCCATGCACGGGGTTTGCCATCACCCCATTTCCCAAAGTGTGGGAAGCGCTTTGCCATCGTCTCGGCATAACAATGAGCGCATGCCGGGCTGACCTTGCTGCAACCGGACCAGAAGTTTCTAGTGCTGTCACACCATGTGATTTTCGTATCCTTCATGGCGCTTCCTCCGCTTCAAGTTTCGCCGCCTTGTCCACCTTCACCCACGCCATCGGCGGAATCTTCACGATCCACAGATGGCGCATCGGTGCCACGTCCACGATGTGCTCGTCGGCAGGGAATATCTCAATCGCCCACAGGTTGCCGTAGCCGATCTGGCGCTTGCACTCCATGAGTTCATCCCAGGTGATGCCTTGCAGCCAGTTGCCCTCGTTGTCGATCAGGGTGCGGTTGACGCTCAGGCGCATGTTGTCTCCCTCGCGGTATTCGGCCACCATGAAGTTGCGGCTCCTCCACACGTAGAGCGGCGGCACCTCCATGCCCTGCGAGCGTTCCTCCACCTCCCTGGCGCTCATGAGCGACAAGCGCGCGGGGAAGGTGCGCAGTTGCGCTTGGTATATCTTGCGCAGCGCCTTGAATGCTTTCCTGTCCGTGGCGGCCAGGTTGCTGAACGCGTTGACGGCCCTGCCTGTAGGGGATGAGTTGTTCACGGGGTCGGTTGGGGTTTGAATTCCGCATCCCACAGTTTGTTGAGGATGGTCTTGATCTCCTGCTTTTCCCGCACCATGTTGCGCAGGCCGGCTGCCAGTTCCTCGGTGAAAGTGTTGCGCTGCACGGTCAAAAGCAGTGGGGCTTCACCCGGGCAGTATGAGAGGAACACCCACTCACTCAGTCCGGTGACGATCATCGATCCATGAACCTGATACTTGTGGATTTCCGGCAAGGTGCCATCAAGCAACCACCCAAGATGGGTATTGGGCATGGGGCACTTGATTTCTAACCCCTTGATATAGCATGCGGGAATCGCCACAGCGTTATCACCGATAATCAGCCCATCCGGCGAGCACCCGATATGTCCTTCATCGTCGGTGATGAAGCCCACCTGTGCCACCACGTTGCCGGTCTTTGCCTGGTAGTATTCACGCGCCTCATCCTCCAGCGCGTTGCCGCGCTGCACCGGGATGTTGTATTCCATCATGCGCTCTTCGGCCAGTTCCTCCTTGATCTCCCATTGGTCTTTCTCCTGGGTGTCGCGGATGTTTCCAAGGATGACCTTGCGCCGTGCGTTGTCGGCCACCTTGCCGGTGTTCACGATGAAGGGTGCGAACTCGGAGGCGGTGAAGACACCGGCACGGGCCGCGTGCCACTCGGGAGTCCGTTGGATGAAATCGTGGATTTTCATTCCCCTTGGTCTCCTTCCGGTTGGGGTTCATCATCCATCGGATAGTCCGCGCCGGGGTCGGACTCATCGGCCGGCGGTGCCGTCGCGACGAAAAGCGTGTCCTTGACCAGATAGATGCGGTGCATCTCGGCATCCGTGAGCTTTTGCGCCATGTCCTGCGGATTGAGGTTCTTGCCCTCGGGCATGAGTCCCGCCGCGCGGATCTTCGCTTCCGCGTCAGCCAACACGGTGATCCCCGCATCCCTGTATGCCTGGCGGATGGCCGGCGTCATTTCGGTGCGCGGCGGCATCTTCACCGGCGGCGGGGCAGCGGCGGCAGGCTTGTCAGCCTTGGCCTTGGCGGGTGCTTTCTTGGCGGCGGCTGCCGGGGCGGTAGGCTCAGGCAGGGCGACCGGCGCGGCGTCACTGTAAGGGTTGTGATCGGGAATCACATGGCCGGTGGTTGTGCGCATGCCATTGGCGATGTCGGCGGCTTCATCTTCGTCTTGAATGCCACCGATGCCGAACGCCACGCGGATGGCCTGGATCATCACCTTGTTGCGCAGCATGCGCCGGGGCATCTGGTTCCATGGATCGGTGCCGCGTTTGCACTCGTCGAAATACTCGGTGATTTTCACCGGGTGCGTGCGGTCTTTCAGGAATATCTCGCACACGGCATGGGTCGGGGTTTTTCCGTCTCCAAAGACTTCCACGGCGAGTCCGTCATAATTGCTTTGACGGTTGGCGATCTTCAGCCAGCCGTCCACACCCACCATCGGGGTGATTCCCCCGCCCTTTTTCGGGAACGCATAGATTTCTTTGAGCAGCGGATTAAGCTCATATACATTGCAGGTCACCACGAGGGCTAACATTTCATCGTCGGTGGCACCCTTGAACACGGTGTTCTTCAGGGTTTGATGCAGCTTGTCGGAATCGACGTTGCAGCGGTCTGCCATCAGTCGCAGGGCGGATGGGCGGGATACTTGGGTTGCGAGTTGTGTGTTTGACATATCGTTTTTTCTAGGGTTGGGTGTTTCAATCAGATGAGATTGTTTTCCAGCAGGTGGTGGTGGATCCGCTGGCACGCCCGCACGTCGGCCAGCGCGTCATGCGCCTTGTCGAATTCGCTTTCAAAGAAGTGGCGGTGCGCCTCGATCAACTTCGGCCACTTGGGCTTGCCGGGAAACTTTCCGGGCAGTTGGCACAACTCGGTGGTGGCGTGCATGGTGCAGCACTTCGGCAGATCGGCGGCCACGTTGGGCGCTTCCAACCGGGCCAGTTCGTAGGCCACCAGCTTCAGGTCGAACTCGATGTTGTGCGCCACGATCTCTTCCGCATTGCGGCAGAGTTGCGAGAACACCGCCATCGCCACCTTGATCGGGATGCCGCAGGCGTCCGCGCGTTCGGTGGTGATCCCATGGATGGCGGCCACGTCCTCGGCGATCGTCCAGGCGTCCGGACGGATGAGCACGTTGAGCGATCCCATTTCTCCCGTCTCGTCATCCACCAGCAGCGCGGCGAGTTGCACGATGTGCGGGCATTCTTCCAGCGGGGTGCCCTCGCGTTGCGGAAAACCAGTTGTCTCTGTGTCCACGTACAAGCGTTTCATAGTAAAACACCTCCAGGTTCTTGCGCTTTTTTGAATAAAGCCTTAACCATGCCACCGGTTAGCACCACGATGTTCACGGGTTTGATGTATTTCTGAACGTATTTTATCTTGATCATTTTACCGCGCTTTCCGACCTAAAACTTTTCTGTGTGCCAACACCGAGTTCGAACGTGAATTTGCTCTTGATCTCTATATATGCTTCTTCGGTTTCAAAGTCCGGTTGGTATGTTCCGTAAGGCGTCTTAATCCTGATCCCACAACGCATTGGAAGAGGCATTCCTAAATCTCTGAATTGTTGCAGGTACGCCACCTCACCTCGACCTGAAACCTTACCGACTTCCGTGTTGTAGGTGTGGGAATTGTTTCCGGCTGGGGCTCTATCATTTTCCCACGCTCTTAAGCCACTCGTGGATATTTTGTTTTTGCTTTTTGGGGTATGCTTGCGCCCCTTGAATCCTGGCGTAACGCCATGCAAACCCATGGCGACCTTTTGTATTGTCTGACGATCCCATGTTTTGATACCCCAAGACGTCAGCCAATTTGCAATGCATACGTCGGACTTTCCGAAAAGACCGCCTATGTGTTTCTTGCCTCTTTTCTCATCCGCGTAAAGTCTGATTACTTCTCGTTTTGTGTCTTCGCTGCATCTCGGTTTGAGTTGGTGGATGCCCATTTCTTTAAGCCAGCAAACAACTTGTTTATAATGGACGTTCAAGCTTCTGGATAGATCCATAACGCTTTTTTCAGGATAATTATCCATCAAGAACTGTTTGCTTTGTGAATCCATGATGTTAGGAAATTGGTGGGCAGTTTTTCAGCGGCCGCTCACCACCGCCTTGAGGAACACGCGCAACCCCGGAACATCCGGCAGGTTGTCGCCCACCGTGTTCGCGTTGATGTATTCGAGGATCTCCTTGCGCTTCTCGCAGAGCGCCACCAGGGACGGCCTCGCCAGATAGAGTTGATGCACGTCCAACAGATCAAAATCGGCCACGAACTTGGTGCCGGCCACTTTCTGCGGCACGAAAACCGGGGCGGCTTCCGCTACCGGCGCGACCATCGCCGCATCGCACACCGCGGCCGCCCGTTGCGCCGCCTGGGCCGCAGCGAGTTCTTCCGCCTTCTTGGCCAGTTTTGCCGCCTGCGCTTCTTCCTCGGGCGTCGAGGCGTTGAACATGGCGGCTTCGGCGGCCATCGCATCGAGTTCCGCTTTGCGCAGGGCCTCGGCGGCATCCTGCTCGGCTTTCAATCGCGCTTCTTCGGCTTCGCGGGCCAGCCGCAGTTCCTCCTGCCGTTTGGCTTCCATCTCCCGGGCGATGCGTGCCCGCTCGCGCTCCACCAACGCGGCGAATTCGCCGATCAGTGACTTGAGGCGGTTTTCCTCGGCCAGGATGGCAGCCACAAACTCGGAGGCTTTCCCGTCGATGTCCTTGCCCACCGCCAGCACCGGCGCTTTCACCTTGGTCCGGCTCTTCTCCACGAGGATACGCATGTCGGAGAGCTTTCCAAGCTGGATGCGTGCTGCACCGGCCGCGTCCTGGTCTTTGACTTCCACTATCAGGTTGGAATGTTTCAACAATTCCGCCTTTTGGGTTTCCGCCTCGGGGGCGATGGATAGGTTGTATCCCTGACCTTGCAAGATGAGCGTTTCGATGTCTTTCATGGGGTTGTTGGTGGTGGTGGTGGTGAGAATGGTGGGGGCTGCTTAACTCGGCTTCCTAAGACCGTGTCCTTGCGGACCAGCCCCCGTTGGGTGAGAGTTAGATTGCCAGCAGCATGAACGTGGCGGCGGCTGAGACAATGAGCAGCAGCAGTAGGAGGTCCCACAGAAACCCGGCATGTTTGCGGCGGCGATTCGCGTTGCGGCGTCGTGGCAGACCCATGGAGCGGCGGCGGGCTGATTCGGAAATGGCAGGCATCTGGATGATGGTCATGTTTGTGTTGCTAGTTATGGGTTTCAGACAGGCTCTGCCCACACGCTGTGATGAACGATCGTGGCGTGCGGGTCGGGAATGATGGCCACCACGTAACTTTGGCGGCCCTTGGAACGGATTTGCTGGCAGCACCTGATGGCCTCTTGCCGGTCTTCATCGAAGGCGACGATGATGTCCCACCCCAGCGGCAGGTCTTGAAGGGGTTTGAAATAGTGCGCGTCGTCATTCATTCAGGATTTCCGGGGGTTCTGCCTAACAAAGTGTAGATATG